ATAGCTAGTAGTTTAGCTGGCCCGGTGGGTCTTATAGGTTTCGGATTGTTTGACTCTGCAAGACAAGGCTCTACAATTGCAGAAGTAAGATCTGCAGCATTGGTAGCTGCCGCTAAGGGTAATACTGCGTTAGCAGATACACTGAATAAACGTGCAGAAGAGCTAGTAGGAAAGTCTAGCTTACTTGTACAAGGAGCAGATTACTTTGGTGCACTTAGTGGTGTAAATGATTTTGTTCAACAAATTGCAGCATTTGCCCCGATTAATTTTAAAATTAATAAAGAACTCTTTGGTGATAATGAAGTTGCATATCAACGTGCTGTGATGGCTTCCGTTACACCCAAAGATGACGGTCTTGGTAAAACAGCAGAAGAACGTGCGGCTCAAAAAGCACTAAGCAATAAAAATTCTTTTGAAGAACTAAGTAAAACCGACAGGTCAGAAACCTGGAAAGGACAAACTAAAGAAGTTGGCGGAGTAAAGGTTAAACAATTTCAACCTGCTAAAACGGCAGCTGAAATACAAAAGTCAAAGAATGATGATAAAGATAGCCCAGCTCAAGCAGCAGCAAAAAATAAAGCAAAGGCAGAGGCAGCAGCTAAGAGGCTTGGAGTAAACTTAGCTACTGGTGGTAGATACAAAGGCGGCTTGATGAAGAAAACTAAAAAGAAATAATAACTGCACTACAACAACGATAAGGCGACCTAGCAATACTGCTAGCCCCAACATAAGGAAGTAAAAATGTCCGAAGCAAATACAATCGAATCCCCAAGATCAGCTGGCTTTGTAGATCGTGGATTTAACCACGCTCGTAAAAAAGCTAGAATGGAAGAAGAGGAAAAAGAAATTGCTCACCTAGAAGCTGAAGCTCGTGGTGAGGAAGTTGATGAAAAAGCAGAAGAAACTACGGAAGAAGTAGTTGAAGCAGTCTCTGAAGAAGATGACTCTAACTTATCCAGAGAAGAAAAGTCATTTAAGAAACGGTATGGTGACCTGCGTAGGCACATGCAGCAAAAAGAAAAAGACTGGGAAGAGAAGCTAGAAGCTCTTGAAAACCGTATGAATAGTGAAGGTATTAGAGCACCTAAGTCTGACGAAGATATTGAAAAATGGGCTAGTGAGTACCCAGATGTAGCTGGTATTGTAGAGACAATTGCAGCCAAAAAAGCTCAAGAGATGTTTCAGAAAGCAGAGTCACGTCTGTCAGAGCTAGATAAAGTACAGTCAGAAGCCGAACGTAAAAAAGCTGAAGCTGCTATAATGGAAACTCATCCCGATTTCTATAAACTAAAAGCTTCAGACGAGTTCCATGATTGGGCAGAGGAACAACCTAAGTGGGTACAAGATGCAATCTATGAGAATGCAGATGATCCAGCCTCTGTCGTTAGAGTTATCGACTTGTATAAGTCTGATAAAGGCCTTACTAAAACTGCTAAAAAAGCTTCTACCAAGAAGGCAGCAAGTCTAGTAAGTAAAGGTTCCAAAGCTGTTGTGGAGGCGAGTGAAACTGCAGGTCAGATTTCTGAGTCTGAAGTTGCACGTATGTCTGCTCAAGAGTTTGAAGAACGTCAAGATGAAATTACCAAAGCTATGAGGACTGGTAAATTTATCTATGATATGTCTGGTAATGCACGTTAGGTGTTGACATCTATCTTTACCGGAGTATAACTATTGGCAGGAACAAGAGCCTCCCTTGTGGACTACCTCTCTTGCCAAACAACCCTTAAAACTTAAACATACGAATAAGAACTACCTGGATAAGTACAGGCCCGTAAAACTTATGGTTGGCCAACCGTTAGTCTAGCGCACCCTAGAAAACATTCAGCCTCTTTGCCTTGTTGTTTAGTTTCTATGAGTTGAGGTATATACCTTAAACTCGTATATATCTCTATCTTTAAGCCAAACATTCTAGGAGAAAGAAAATGGCATTCGCATCAGCTGGGGGTTATACCAACCTCCCGAACGGTAACTTTAGTTCCGTTATCTATTCGAAGAAGGTACAACTTGCCTTCCGTAAATCAACTGTAGTTGGTGATGTAACTAACTCTGATTATTTTGGGGAAATTGCAAACCAAGGTGATACAGTTAAAATTATCAAAGAGCCTGAGATTTCAGTTGCGGCATATGCCCGTGGCCAGAACATCACAGCACAGGATCTTGATGATGAAGACTTCTCCCTTGTAATCGACAAAAGCAACTACTATGCTTTCAAAATCGACGACATCGAAGAAGCTCACAGCCACGTAAATTTCATGGATCTTGCAACCAACCGTGCGGCTTACCGCCTGGCTGATCAGCATGACCAAGAAGTTTTGGGTTACCTGACAGGTTACAAACAGTCTGCACTACATGGTTCTGCAGATACTGTGAATGACACTGTGAATGGTACAAAAGCTGTAGCAACTGCAGGTTCAGATGAATTGCTTTCAAGCATGAAACTGAAAAAGAGTGACTTTGGTAACATCACAACAGCTTCTGCTGGTGACCACTCAATCCCTGTAGCAGCACGTCTACCAGGTGCAACTGCACTGCCAACTGCCTACGTTTCCCCAGCTATGCTGGTGGCTCGTATGGGTCGTTTGCTAGATCAACAGCAAGTTGACACACAAGGTCGTTGGATTGTAGTAGACCCAGTGTTCATGGAAGTACTTCGTGATGAGGACTCACGCCTCTTCAATTCAGACTTCGGTGAATCAGGTGGCCTTCGTAATGGTCTTGTCTTGAACAACTTCCACGGTTTCCGTGTATACAGCTCAAGCAACTTGCCAGCACTGGGTACTGGTCCAGGTACAACAGGTACTGCAAACCAGAATGCTAACTTCGGTGCAATCGTAGCTGGTCATGATTCTGCTGTCGCAACTGCGGAGCAAATCAGTAAGACTGAAACTTACCGTGACCCTGACAGCTTTGCTGACATCGTTCGTGGTATGCATCTATACGGTCGCAAGATCCTTCGTCCAGAAGCTCTTGTAACTGCCAAATATAACTTAGCATAAGGGGAGATTAAACAATGAACGGTATTCGTATGATCTCAGTAGAACTTGAGGCAACAGCACTGTCTGCTGGTGCCAATACAGTTGCTACTCTTCCTGCACAAACAGTTATCTTGGCTGCTGGTGTAGAAGTCACAGAAGCACTTACAGGTGCATCTGCTTTGACTTTCGATATTGGCACTGGCCTTGATGATGATGCTTTTGTTGCAGCTTATGCAATGGCTAGTAAGGCAGTAGGAGCAGTAGCTCCTTCTATTGCTGGCATTGCTTACCTGACAGCAGAAGACACACTGGACCTTACAGTTGATACCCTTACAGGTACAGCAACAGCAGGTAAACTACGTGTGTGGGCAATGACTGCTGACGTTGATGGCAAAGGTGCTGCAGAAGTAGCTCGTGATCAAGTGTAAGTAAATAATCTTTAGGGGCTGGGAAACTGGCCCCTTTAGGCTATCCAAAGGATTTTTGTAATGGCTACTTATGTTTCACTGGTAAATGAACTTCTTAGAAGAATGAACGAGGTCACCCTTGATCTTGCGGGTGATGGGTTCGATACAGCACGTAATGTTCAAGCACTAGCAAAAGATGCAATTAATAGTAGCATTAGACTTATTCTACAAGATGGTCAAGAGTGGCCATTTCTTAAAAATACTTACACTCAAACTTTAACAGCAGGTACACGTCAATATAACTTTCCTGCAGACTACTCCAGTGCTGACTGGGATACTTTTTACATCAAAAAACTTTCATCTAAAAACAATGCCCCTCAAAGACTGGGTGCTATTTCCTATGAAAACTATATTCAGAACTATAGATCTTCTGACGATGGTGGTGATACAGTAAACGGTGAGTCTGCCCCTTCGATTGTGTATCAGACCTATGGAGAAGCTTTTGGCGTAACTCCCGTACCTAATGCTGCGTATGAGATTGAGTACGTATACTGGTCTTTCCCTTCGGACCTTACACTATACAATGACGTATCAGTTATACCAGATCGTTTTAAGCACGTACTTATTGATGGTGCTATGATGTTTATGATGCGCTTCCGTAGTAACGAGCAGAGTGCAGCGATGCACCAGAATAACTTTGAGGATGGTATTAAGTCTATGCGCCGTGTCTTAATGGATGATGCTATTGAGATCCGCTCTACTGTAGTTACACGTGGTAATACATCTTCTTTTAGTGGCGGTCACTAATGGCTGAGAACCTAGCATCCTTTAAGGTATTCTGCCAAGGTGGTCTTAACACTAGCCGTGATGTGCTTTCACAAGGTGAGACACAGCCTGGTTCAGCTATTTCTTTGATTAACTACGAGCCTGCTGTTACAGGTGGTTACAGAAAAATTAATGGTTACTTAAACGACTATGGTACTGTTACAGGGACGGGTAGTGTTTTAGGTGTCTGCGTAGCTAACGGGATTAACGATGGTATTCTTGCTTGCCGTAAACCCTCTAGTGGCAACAACTACCTCCACTACTGGAATGATTCTACAGATGCTTGGGTGGCAGTAACTACTTCAGGCTCCCCTACTATGACAGGTGTTTCTAAAGTACGTTTTTCTAAGTTTAACTGGGGTAGCCCTAAGATAGTCTTAACGGATGGTATAAATCCTGCATCTACTTATGATGGCACTACTTATACTCAAATAACTCAATCTGATGCACCTACTGCGCCTAAGTATTCTTCTTTTTATCAAAACCACTTGTTTTTAGCAGGTGACCCGTCAGAAAATACAAATGTTTATTTTAGTGCTCCTTATGATGAAACTAGTTTTGCTCCAGCTGACGGTGCAGGTGTTATTAATGTAGGGTTTCCTGTTGTAGCTATTAAGCCTTTCCGTGATGCCTTGTACATCTTTGGTACTAACAACATCCGCAAGCTTATAGGCAACAACATTTCTAACTTTGTACTTGAAAATATTACGGATGACCTTGGTTGTCTAGCTACTGACAGTGTTATTGAAATCGGTGGAGACTTGTTATTCTTGTCACAGGATGGTCTACGTCCTGTTAGTGGTACAGACAAAATTGGTGACGTTAATCTTGAAACGGTATCCAAAGACATTCAGTCTATCTTTACTGATGTTATCTTTGACGTAGACCTTGAAGGGCTTAATGCTGTTGTAATTCGTCAGAAGACACAATTTCGTTACTTCTTTTCTGGCAGTGATACCCAAGGTATTATTGGCGGCTTTAGACAGACACCAAATGGTTTGCAGTTTGAGTACAGTCAGATGCTAGGTATTACAGCTACCTGTGCAGACAGTGGCTATATAGGCCAAAGCGAGTTTGTTATACATGGTGATTCTGTAGGTAAAGTACATAGACAAGAACGTGCCTTTAGCTTTAATGGTGAGCCTATCTTTAGTGTTTTTCAGAGTCCATTCTTTCACATGCAAGACCCTGAGCAACGTAAGATATTTTACACAGTAGCTACATACTTACGTTCTGAGGGTGATAACGAGATTGTAATGTCTACTTTGTATGACTATGAAGACGTAGATACTCTCAGTCCTACGAACTTTACACTAACAACAACAGGTGCTGCTGCATACTATAACGAAGCACTATACGATAGTACAGCAATCTTTGATGGTAATCCTGCTCCAGTACGCAGAACAAACATATCTGGCTCAGGTAAGTCAGCATCATTAAAATACGTAACAAATGACACTAATGCCTCACACAGTATTCAAGGCATAGTAATTACCTTTGGGGTAGGAGATAGGTTGTAGCATGGCGGGTTATTCAAGACAGTCAGCAGCAGATATTATTGCTAACGCAATTATTAAAGCTGCACCAGTAAATGCAGAGTATAACGCACTACGTGATGCTTTTGCTTTTAGCGGTGGTCACAAGCATGATGGAAGCTCAACAGAGGGTGCATACATACCCCTTATTGCTGATGTTGATGCATTTAATAAAGTAGTCATAGATACGACTAATAACCGTATTGGCTTCTATAGTGAAGTAGGTGGCGCTGCAGTAGAACAAGTACGCATCCAAGACGGTGCTATTGTACCTGTTACTGATGATGACATTGATCTTGGTGCTACAGGTGCTGAGTTTAAAGATTTGTATATTGATGGTGTTGGTTATATTGACACACTAACTGTACATGAGAATGCTACAATAGCTGGTACACTGAATGTAACTGGTGTTATTACTGCACCGGGAGGACTTGTTGCAGATATTACAGGTGACATTACAGGTAATGTTACTGGTGACTTGACTGGTGATGTTACATCTACTGGTACTTCTACCTTTGCAGATATTGATGCTGTTGACCTTGCTGCCACAGGTACTACAGTCATTACATCTGGTGACATTAACTCTGGTACTATTGATAACTCTGTAATTGGTAATGCAACACCTGCCGCTGGTACATTTACAACACTCAACGCTAACACAAGCCTCACTGCAGCTACTGCTGACATTAACGGTGGTACTGTAGACGGTACAACTATTGGTGCAACTACTCCAAGCACAGGTGCATTTACTGCACTTAGTGCTACAGGTACATCGACACTTACTACAGTTGACATTAATGGTGGTGCTATTGATGGTACAGTTATTGGTGCTTCTAGTGCTGCTGCTGGTAGCTTTACAACTGTATCGACATCTGGACAGGCAACCCTTGCGACTGTTGACATTAACGGTGGTAGCATTGACGGTGCTATTATTGGAGCATCAACTCCTGCAGCTATAACTGGTACAACCGTTACAGGTACTAGCCTTGTAGGTCCAGTAACAGGTAATGTCACAGGTAACCTTACAGGTAACGTAACTGGAGATGTGACTGGTGACCTAACAGGTAATGTAACTGCATCAAGTGGTTCTTCCACTTTTAACAATGTCGTAATTGATGGTACACTGAATATGAACGCTGGTACTACAGCTACTATTCAGAACCTTACTGCACCAGTAAATGACCTTGACGCAGCCACGAAAAAATACGTTGACGATGAAGTAGCTGGTCTTGTAGACTCTGCACCTGGTACACTTGATACACTCAACGAACTAGCTGCAGCATTGGGTGATGACGCAGACTTTAGTAATACTGTAACAACCAGCATAGCAACCAAGCTCCCACTAGCAGGTGGTACAATGACTGGTGCTATTGCTATGGGTACAAACAAGATTACTGGACTTGGTGATCCAACTGCAGCACAGGACGCAGCAAGTAAAAACTATTCTGACACTACTTTCTTAAGTCTATCTGGTGGCACTATGACTGGTGCTATCGACATGGGTAGCCAGAAGATTACTACTACTTATACACCCACTAATGCAGCTGATCTCACTACTAAGACGTATGTTGATGCTATTTTAGGTTCAGGAAGTGATGCCGCCGCAAGTGCCGCAGCAGCCGCTACATCCGAAACTAACGCAGCTACTTCAGAAACTAATGCTGCAACTTCTGAGACTAATGCCGCAACAAGTGAAGCCAATGCAGCTGCATCATATGATAACTTTGATGATCGTTACCTTGGAGCTAAGTCTTCTGCCCCTACAGTAGACAATGACGGTGATGCACTTATCGTTGGTGCTTTGTACTTTAACAACACTACTAACATCATGTACGTCTACGGTTCTGGTGGATGGCAAGCTGCTGGTTCGTCAGTCAATGGTACATCTGATCGTAATACTTACACTGCCACTTCAGGTCAGACAGTCTTCGCTGCTACCTATGATACTGGCTATGTAGATGTGTACCTTAACGGTGTTAAACTTGTAGCTGGTACAGACTTTACTGCCACCAATGGTACAAGCATTACACTTGCTACAGGTGCAGCGGTAAATGATGTAGTAGACATTGTAGCTTACGGTACGTTTGTACTGGCAGATCACTACACTGAAGCACAGTCTGATGCTCGTTATGTTCAAGTAGCTGGCGATACTATGACTGGTAATCTGGACATCACGGGTACTTTGACCAGCGATGGGCTGACTGTGGATACAGACGCTTACAGAAGATTACTTCTTACATACCCTGACAATTTTACCTCAAAGCTACAAGT